ACCAAACCTCGGAGCATTCCGAACCCGACATACAAGGCAATGTGGTGACTTGTTGGAGCGTGGGATGTTTATCAGGTTTGAATCCCGAATATAGACCACTTAATAAATACAACAATGGCTACGCAGTTATCGAATTCGCAGGGGGACTCTTCGAAGTCACAAATAGAAGAGTTGTTTCCGGGCGGAGATATTGAAATCGAATATACCTATCCCGAAATCCTAATGGAGACCATCGCAAGAGTAAGTGCGGTGACTAATCCTATTACTGGTGAATTCGCTTTCAACGAGCATATCCGTAATGCCATTGGAATGCAATTACTCAAGTACATTAAACGAGTGTTGAAGGATAATTGAAGGAAATTGTAAGGATTTTTGAACTAAAATGAAAGAGAAAAAACCATTTAAGGAAACGGGATTCGGGAAATTTATCTCGAAAGTTGGAAGCCATCTTGGCACGATAGTTAATGTCGCAGCAGAAGTTGCTACCGGAGACATCGGCGGTGCTATCGAAGTAGTTCGTGGAGCAATCATAGAGGGAAAAATCGAGGACACAAAGAAGGCAGAACTCCTGAAAGAACTTGAAGCGAACAAGATGCAATGGATGACGGAGATGTATCAGTTAGAAATTCGTGATAGAGAGAGTGCCAGGAATAGGGAAGTAAGCCTCGCACAAGCAGGCCATCGAGATTGGTTTCAATACATAGTTGGAACGATAGGTCTTATCCTATTCTCTTACCTTGTATGGTTTATAACGCAAGATGAAGTGTCGGAAGAGAATAGGGAAATCTTCGTGCATTTGCTTGGCATAATTGAAGGAGTAGTGCTATCAATTTTCAGTTATTATTTTGGTAGTTCATTAGGTAGTAAACTCAAAGAACTTAAAAGATGAATCAATCTAACACATATATCGAATTCGTATGGGTGTCGCACTATTCAAATTAACTCGAAAGACCTATCGTGGATTGACCACTATCGGAGAACTCGAATATCCGAATGGAGATTCTTGTTACACTCTTGAAGATGTAGTAAGAGCGTGGGGTATTAAGGATGGGGGTAACACGGCTATCCCGGCAGGTCGATATTTTATGTGCGTTAGTATGTCGCAGAAGTTCAAGCGAGAGATGGTGATGGTTTATACCGAAGCCAACCAGTATGAATTGAAAGCAGGCGGCATCGGATTCAAAGGCATCCGAATTCACGGCGGCAATACTCACCTTTCTTCGTGGGGCTGCATAATTGTAGGCAAGAACAAAGTGAGTGATGAGAAGATTTCAGGGAGTTGCGAGAAGGAGATTACCGACCTCGTGAAAGAATATATCCAAAATAACCACGAATGTATCCTCGAAGTTCGTAATTTAGCACAATCCCAATAGGGATATCTTCATTGTGTTTTGTGTTGGCCTCCCGAAAGGGGGGCTTTCTTTTTTGATTTTCAGCGAGTTATAAAAAAAAGTAAAAAAAGTTTCCGAAAAGTTTGGAGTTGTAAAATTTTCTTTCCTATCTTTGAGCCATCAAACAAACACACAAAACAATGAACAAAAAGCAAAAGACAATTTTCATCATACTGATAGGCATTGCCTACTGGTATGCACAATCACTCAATGAATTTTTAATCAAATAAAACAAAACACAATGGAAACACGATTCACAATTTGGAAGGAGTATTCTCCAGTATTCGAAAAACACCGCTACCTCGTTTACGATGATGGTGTAAACATCAACGGATTCGATACTGAAGCAGAAGCATTGTCTTATGTAAAGGATGTTGAATTCATTAATCCTAAAAAAGATCAAGAGGTAAATAACTACCTCGGATATCGAGTGATAAGATACTTTTCATTCAATTTCCTGACCTACCGCTTTCGCACGGAGATAAGAAGGACAAAATCATATTCAAGCCTCGTTTATTGGGATTTAGATGAACTATTCGATACGCAAGCAGATGCAATCGAAAGATGTATGGATCTAACAGCAAACGAGAACTCGGCTTGTAAAAGCGACCACGAACCTGAACAAGTTTATCCTTATGCCACGAATAAGTAAGACAATTCATCCAAATGAACGCCCATCACTAAATGAGTGGTGGGTTTATATCCACAACGAAATACGCAAACAATATGGAATCAGCACTCGACTATCTAACCAACCTCTTCGGAGAGGTGACAATCACAACTGACGGATGTTGGGAGGTAGATGCCCCAAGCATAACCTTCAATGAGGTCTCCGAAATCTATGACAAGTTATTCGACCTTGGGTTAAAGCCTTATGTTGAGATTTATCCTGCTATTCACAATCGTTTAATAACCATTAAAATTAATTTTTAAAATGCAAAGCACAATTAAAAACATCGAAGCAAAAGGTCCGTGGACTGGGCAATTTGGAACTATGTATTCCTTTAAGGTAACATTTCAAAACGATGAGACTCTTGAAGTAAATGCCAAAAGCGAAACACCTCCCTATGAAGTAGGTGATGTGGTAGACTACGAAGTCACCAAAGCAGGGAAATTTGGCAAGCAAGGCAAGATTAAAAAAGCCGAAACGATAGCAAATCCAGTAACTGGCAATGACATCGATAGGCAACTCTTAATCGTTCGCCAATCGTGCCTGAAAGCAGCGGTTGAATGTAACCCATCAGGAGACCCTGCAAACATTATTCTCCGTGCGGAAATCTTCACGCAATGGGTAATGACTGGGGTGTATGGTCAAGAAACTAATAACGAACAACCATTTTAATATGCGCATCACAACCACAACTAACGGAGATATTGCCATCATTATCCCCAAGAAGGAGTTCGAGCAATTTTTCGTACAAAAGGATTTATTCGACCAACCGCAAATTGACTTGGCAGGAATCCATAATAAGACATTAGATTTCTTAAAAGATGTATACGCATTAAAAGGCAAATCCGAATGGATAGCAGATGAACTGCCAATTGTTAATTTACGGATGAAGCACTTTGTTCCGGATGTAAACAAAGCAATGCGAGTATCAATAGAGAGAGGTCTTATTGAAGTTAGTAAACAAGGAAAACGATATAAATACAAATTGAATTATGAATTTAAATGAGATAACAGAATCTCTTGGAGGTCTTAAAGGGATGAGCAAAGTATGCGGATTAACATCAGTCCGGATGCGAGTCCTATTAAGGGAAGAGGAGGAGCGAAGACTCCTTCTCAAGTACCTCCCGGAACTCCACAAAGCCACTAAACTACCAATCGAAACATTGTATGGAGCAATCATTGGAAACGAGAGTAATTGAGTTACTGCATAGGAATTCGATGTCCAGGAGAGAGTTATCTGCATCCTTGTGGCTAACTATGGATGAAGTTGATAGAGTGATTATAGACCTTTTCGAAAAAGACAAAATAATTCCCATTGATGGCAAGTGGTGTATCTTCAGGAGAAGTCATTAAATTAGCACCATCATTCAGGTATCCGACTGAATGGTGAAATTCAAAAACATTAAACCCATTGGGGAGTAGGTGCGGATACACCGAAACCTAATGGGATTTTTTTTAACTATGAAAGACCCTGCTTTCTTATTTTATTCAAGCGACTTTCTTACTGGAACGATGTTTATGACAAACGAGCAGGTAGGAAAGTACATTCGATTATTATGCGCCCAACACCAAATCGGTGCGCTAACGAAAGAACATATGTCGAACATATGTGGAACATATGACAAGGACATTTGGGCGAAATTCGAGCAAGACTCCGATGGTAATTTTTTTAACGAAAGACTGCGACTGGAAGTTGACAAGCGCAGAAGCTTTTGTGAGTCAAGGAGAAAGAATAGAAATTCAAAACCACAAGACAAAAATGAAAAACATATGTCACAACATATGTCACCACATATGTATCAACATATGGAAAATGAAAATGAAAATGAAAATAGAATTGTAAATAGGAAAAGGGGTGCAGGGGAAAAACCAACTAACCCATTTAGTGAATCGTTCATCGAGGTATGGGAGATATGGAAGGATTACAAGAAGACCTCTCATAGATTCTCTTACAAGACCATCGACTCGGAGAACATCGCACTAGCCCAATTAGCAAAGACCTCGCAAGGCAACGAAGAGTTCGCCATCGAAATGATTCATCATTCAATCGCACAAGGCTACAAAGGTATATTCGCACCGGATAAATCAAAACAACAAACCAATGGAACAAAAATTCAACTTACAAGTAAATTCGAGCAATGGCTTAACAAGGATTAATAATGGCAGATTCGAAGTTCAGGTTGCCACAAGAGAGGAAGCTTGGACTCAAGGTCTCAACATCCGCAAAGCCAACAAGGAACATCCGAAGGAATTGAAGACATTCCTCGTTATCGAATTAGGGAAACTAATTAAGTTTATTGACGCAAAGAAAACCATCGAAACCGAAGAGGATTTAATGTTCACAATCGAGTCCATTATAGAGGATTTCCCGGCATTAAAACTGGAAGAGATAGTAATAGTCTTTCAGGAAATGAAGCAAGGCAAATGGGGGAAGTTTTATGAGCGACTGAAGACTCCCGAAATTTTGGATATCTTTCGTACCTTTGAAGGACAACGCTCCGAACTATTGGAAAGGATAAACCGATACGAAAACGATAACCGATACTCTCAACGAATTGGTGGCGGTGATCCGTGGCAACATATAAGAACAAGCATTAATCCAAATGGCTAAACCGAAAGAAGCGCAGAAGCGCATCATCAAACCGAAGAAAAAGATGAAAGGCAGGCACTCAAAGAAGAGAAGCCTCCTGAAGTCAAGCAAGACATATCTCAAATTAAATGTAGGACAAGGATAACATTAAACACAAAATCAATACACAATGAAACATCTATCGTACTCATCACTCAAGGCTTTTTCAAAGTCACCAAATCACTATCTCGAATATATATCAAAGGAATACAAGGACACTCCTGCGATGGCATTCGGAAGAGCCTTCCACGCACTCTTATTAGAGCCGGATACCTTTGAAGAACGATTCGCCATTGCGCCTAAATGCGACAAGCGGACAAAAGCAGGTAAGGATGAATGGCAATCGTTTAGCGAAGCACACAAAGGCAAGGAAGCAATAGATGGAGGTGACTATGAGAATCTCCTGAAGATGGTTTCTAATGTTCAATCCGAAGAGAGGAGAAGCCTTAAAAAAATCAATCCTGAAGTTCCAATTTCGGGAATGATTGAAGGCATCGAATTTAAAGGCATTGTAGACGGCATATCTATTCGACATATAGTAGACATCAAAACAACTCAAGACGCATCTCCTAAATCGTTTAGCAGAACGATATTCGATATGATGTACCACATCCAAGCGGCAATCTATTGTGAGATAACTGGGATGAGTGATTACTACATTCTTGCGGTGGAGAATTCTGCGCCATTTAATGTCCAGGAATATCACCTGACTTATGAGGTATTATCTGCTGGGCGAGTTCAGTTATTGGAATTAATTAGGAAATTTAAGAATTGGGATGGCACTCCCGAATCTTATGCAATCGGAACATACGAAGTGACAATTCCAACTTGGTATCGATGAGGGAAGAATTGACACAATATTGCTGCGACAATTGGCACAAAGATTTTTGTGACTGCGTTACGGCAGCAATGCGAGAAGATAAAAAGAGAAAAAGAGATAGAAGTGTAAAAGAAATATTGACCTTTCTCGATAAAAATAAAATTGAATACATCCAAAGTCACACCACTAATGTGGTTGTAATTAATCCGCAAAGTGACAATGCATTGCTATCTTTAGTTAAAGATGGAAATCTATTAAAAGTCAAATTCGAAAATAGATTTGAATGGTATCGATATAGCAAAAACTCTTTCATATGCAGATTTAAAAAAAAGTGAAAACGTATGAGCGAACGCACCAAACTTGTCACCAAACTTGACACGATATTTTCGAAGTACATTCGGATGCGTGTCAGTCGTGGTGATGGGTTTGGAGTTTGCTTCACTTGTGGAATTTCAAAACATTGGAGCGAAGTAGATGCAGGGCATTTCCAAAGTCGAATGAAGATGAGTACAAGGTGGGATGAAAGGAATGTCCAGTTTCAATGTAAGCGGTGCAATATGACCAATGGAGGTCAGCAATATCAATTTGGCATTAGACTGGATGAGGTCTACGGCGAAGGAACTGCACAAGAGATATTAGTCAAGAGTCAGCAGATAGCAAAGTTCTCTATCTCCGATTTGCGTGAACTCATTGAACTTTACAAAAGGAAGGTCGATGAACTTGGATAGTTGGGTACATCGTAATTATTCACGAATGGTCAGGTATGCAGGGGCAATGACTAACTTACCTCACGATTTAGTTCACGAAGCCTACATCAAGGTAATTAATGCGGATTTCGAATACCAAAGTGATGCACAAACCGACTACTATTTTAAACTTACCATAAGCAGAATAATAAGAGATTCCAAGTGGAAGAGGAGCAGTCATCAGGATACCGATGATATGCCCGAAATAGTTGCTACTTATGATATGGATAGAAGGGAGTGCCTTGAGAAAATTGATGAGATAATTCGTTATCTCGATGCGTTTGATAGATTGGTGTTTGACTTATATCTTCAGGGGGAAAATATGCGACAACTTGCGGTGAATACTGGGATACCAGAAAGAACGATTTATTCTACATTAGATAAGGTCAAGAAAATCATCCACGAATATGTTTAAAATCTTTGTCGATAATAAAGAGAAGGAGCGCAGAAGGTCACTATGTCTCTCCTGCGAGTATTACAAGCCCGATACGAGGACTTGTGGAACATTTAGAGCGGTGAATCCACTTGGAGATAAAGTAGTCTATAATGGTCAGGAATTCACTTTGTGTGGATGCGTTATGCCAGTTAAGTGGCAATTCAGTTCAGCGAGTTGTAGTGTAGGTAAATGGGAGAGGCAAATAAGCGCAGAAGCAATGGAAGAATTGAAGGCTATCGTTAAAGATTATAAGGGCAAGCCATCAATCCTGAACGATGATATGAAGAGGATAGTGAATGCTTACAATATGGCTACCTCTAAAAAGCAGAAGTACACCACTTGTGGCAAGTGCGTTAAAGATATGCTGAATGAACTAATTAAATTAGTGGATAACGAATGAAGTGGCTACTTTTGTTCATTAGCATTAACACCTATGGTCAATTCGGGCGAGGGTCGGAGTGGCACAACCAACGAATGACTTATAAAACGAAAGTACAATATAGCAGAGTGTGGAAGGTTGTAGGATTGACAATGATTGCAGGTGGCATCTATGCTGGGCAGAATCAAGTTCCGCAGAGATACGATGTGCCACTTATTGGATTCGGAGCAATCATAACCATAGAAGGAATTAGATTACGAAAAACAGCGCATAAATGAAAATAACAAACGAGGATAATATGGAGTTAATGGCTCGCTATCCTGATAAGTATTTTGATTTGGCTATTGTAGATCCGCCTTATGGGATAGGAATTAATATTTCAATGGGTAGAAGAAAAGGAGATAAAAAAAGCAATTATCATAAATTTGCTGGAAATGACAGTTCAATACCTACAAAAGAATATTTTAATGAGTTATTTAGAGTTAGCAAAAATCAAATTGTTTGGGGTGGTAATTACATGACTGAATTTTTAAAACCGTCTTCATGTTGGTTATTATGGGATAAAGGTTTTTCTGAAGATGTTACATTTGCTCAATTAGAACTGGCGTGGACTTCGTTTAATTCAAGTGCTAAAAAGTTTGATAAACACCCAAGTCAACAAAATAGAATACACCCCACACAAAAACCCGTTGCCCTTTACAAATGGCTTTTAGACAAATACGCAAAGCCAAAAGATAAAATACTTGATACGCATTTAGGTAGTGGCTCAATAGCAATAGCGTGCCATGACTACGGCTTTGACTTGACAGCGTGTGAACTTGACAAAGAGTATTTCGATAAAGCAATGGAGAGAATAAACAACCATATGGCTCAACAAAAACTATTTTGAAATGAAAATAACAATCGAGTTTGACAACCAAGAGGATGCAGAGATGGCACTCAATGGTCACCTATGGAGTTCGTGCGTACACGAGATGAACTCATATCTTCGACTTACTACAAAGTACGGAGAGAGTATTAATGGAGGGGAGGCATCAGCAATCGAGATTGACTTGGCTGAAAAATATGGGATGAAACTGCTTGAGATAGTTAGCAATAGGTGTCTATATTTATAGCAAAATCGTTATATTAGTACGATGAAGTTAATCACCGCAGCACAATTAGATGGATATTCGCCACGAAAGGATAAATGTGTTACTCTTCGATTTATTACTCAAGAGAAATCACCTGAAGAGATTATGCACATTCACCAAATGCTTGACGGATTTGGATACTTGTACTTTCGGGCAGAGGAACAATTAAGCAAGGAAGAGATAGATGAACTTGATGCTTTGGAGACCGACCTCTATGACCAACCAAAAACACAATCGCAACGCATCAGGGGAGTGCTTTTTAAGATGTGGGAGCAGGATAATAAAGGATACTCTCAATTCAAAGATTTCTATAAACACCACACCGAAAAAATAATCGAATGGCTGAAGAAAAAGTTGGATTAAGTTATCCTATAGAATTCTTGGTTACTGGCTTAATTGCTTATGACCAAGTGCAATGGACACGGAAATTAAGGAGAGAAAAAAAGGATGAATATGAACGATACACAAGAAATAGAAATCAACTACGATATGCTATCGAGATACTCGCAAGAGAGGCTCGGGCAGATATGGTGGTTGAATCGGGGAACGGAACTGGGGAAGATGGCGAAGCAGATAATCTACTCCAGAAGAGGGATTAACATCGACCTGACTCACCCATATATTGATGACCGCAGTAATATAAGAGATTATGCCAATACCAAAACCAAACGCAGGGGAGAACGAGGATGAGTTTCTCACTCGTTGTATAACTCAAATCATAGGGGAATACGGCGAAGACCAAGCCTACGCAATATGCATAAATCAATGGGAGAAAAAGTAACTCACTACGATGTTCCTATTCAACCAATCGATTATATCGAGGCGAATGGTTTAGGGTTCTGCGAAGGGAACATAATAAAGTATGTAACGAGGTATAAGCGCAAAGACGGAGTAAAAGACCTATACAAGGCAATGCACTACCTAACTATGTTAATAGATAAAGAGAATGGCAAGGAAAAAAAAGGTGAAGCAAAAGCCGAAAAATAAAAAGAACTTAAAGAAGAGCATTTTCAGGCAGATTGAGAATCTTCGAGTGCTTTCCACTATACCAAGTGGTACTATACCCAAAGGTACTATATGAAGAGAGTAAAAATATCCGAAGTAAAAAGCAATCCGAACAACCCAAGAGTAATTAAGGATGACAAGTTTCGGAAACTTGTTCAGTCATTGAAAGACCTTCCTGAAATGGCAGAGGTGCGCCCTATCGTAGTCAATCAAGATATGATAGTACTGGGCGGCAATATGCGACTGAAGGCAATGCAAGAAGCAGGGTGGAAAGAAGTACCTATCGAAATAGTTGATTGGTCGGAAGAGAAGCAGCAAGAGTTCATAATCAAAGACAATGTTGGATTCGGCGAATGGGATTGGGATATCCTTGCCAATGATTGGGATGTCTCTCAATTAGAAGAGTGGGGACTTGAAGTTCCGGGATTCGCATTTCAGGAATTGGAAGCAGAAGAAGATGATTTTGAAATGCCTGATGAAATAAAAACGGATATTGTTTTAGGAGATTTATTTGAGATAGGCGAACACCGTTTGCTTTGTGGGGATAGTACAGATAGCGACCAAGTGGCAAGGTTGATGAACGGCGAGAAAGCGGATTTATTATTGACTGACCCACCCTATGGAATAGGTATTGATGGACAAAAGGAAAGCAAAGCAAAAAACCCAAAGCATAATAGAAAGCATCACGAATTTAGGGGATGGGATAATCAGCGACCAGAACAAAGCACATTTGAACTGATTTTGTCTTTTGCAAATAAGGCAATTATTTGGGGTGGAAATTACTTTGCAGATTTATTGCCAGCAACCCGTGGATGGATTTATTGGTCAAAAGGACAAGATGGTTTAACAATGAGTGACGGCGAACTTGCATGGACAAGCGAAGACAAACCCTTAAGAGCAGTTACGGTCAACAGAGCAGCTTTGCAGGGTAGTGTACACCCAACACAAAAACCAATTGAAGTTATGTCATTTTGTTTGAAGTGGGCGGAAAATTGCAATTTGATTTTTGATGCATTCACAGGCAGCGGTTCAACAATGGTTGCATCACACCAACTAAAACGTAAATGTTACGGGATGGAATTAGACCCTAAATACTGCCAAGTGATTGTAGACCGAATGAGAAAGTTGGATTCAACATTGATAATCAAAAAGAATGGCAAAGAGATATAAATAATGGACAAAACTGAACAACATAAAAAAGCAATGTTGGATGCTTTGGAAAAATCTCTTGGAGTTGTGACCTCTGCTTGCAAGATAGTAGGCATCGGGAGGACTACTCACTACGAATGGATGAAGGATGATGCCGATTACAAGAAGGCAGTCGAAGAGATAGGTGATGTAGCAATAGATTTTGCAGAGAGCCAACTCCACAAGCAAATCCAAGATGGCAATTCAACTGC